CGTACTGGAGGGTGCCAACTGGCGAAGCTATGAGTACGAGCAGTTCGCCATCGTTGACAACAACGCAAGCAGCGATACAGTGTTTGAGGACAACACAGCCGATAATAACACCAACATCGAGGACGGCAACGGAGATAATGTCAACAAGGGTTGCATGGATGTGAAGATAGAGGGTTTTGCCGTGGATACCGCGCTTGTTGTCCTTCCACCTGTATCCGCGCGAGCAACCATCATTGAGCTTATTGCCCACGCCGACGCTGCCATTGCTGCGGTAAGAGAAACGGAAGCGGCTGTCAAGGCAAGCGAGGATGTGCGCGTGGAGAGCGAAACGCTCCGTCAAAGCGCAGAAGAGCAACGCGCAGACGACGAATTTTCGCGTCAGACAGCGGAGACACAGCGCACGGAGAACGAAATGGAACGTATAGCCAACGAGGAAGCGCGAAAAGCCAACGAGGAAGCACGTGTATCAGCCGAGGAGCAGAGAGCGGCTACTTTTACGGAGCTTTCGGAGGCTGCAAATGCTGCGGTTGGTAAGGCTGACGAAGCCATAAAAGCCGTTGATGCTGCGATAGACAAGGCTGACACCGCAGAGAACGAGCGTGCCGAAGCCGAAAGACAACGTGCCGAAGCAGAAGCTACACGCAACCGCGAGGAGGGCATACGTCAGGAGTCAGAAACTGAGCGTGTGCGACAGGAAACAGCGAGAGAAACTGCGGAAGCAACTCGTCAGAACGCAGAGGTGGAGCGAGAAAAGGCTGATGCCGAGCGTGAGAAACGTGTGTCCGAAGCAATATCCAACACGTCTTCTGCCGCAAAAACCGCCACTGACGCAGCAGCCGTGGCAACAGAGACAGCCAAAAAAGCTATGGTTGCGACTACAGAAGCAGAGAGAGTAAACGCAGAACTAAGAGGCAATGTGCTCGTAGTGACCGACAGAAATGGCGATGTCAGCACTCTTGACTTCGAGCAGTGGGACTTGGAGGAGCGAGTGAATATCACCATTACGACATCTGTTGCTGGAGTAAGCGTGAAAGGCGTGGCGGTAAACGTCTTCCTTAATGGCTCTTCGGCATTCACAAAGTACACTACGGATGCCGACGGCAAGGTGTCGTTCACAATCCCAAGAGGAACGATATACAGAATAGCTTTTCAGGAGCTGAAAGGCTGCGACCCACTTCCCTCTCTTACCTATACCGCCGCACTGAGAGTACGCGACATAAACGTGGAGTATAAGCCGATAAGCGACGAACAAGCCTCTGTGGTAGTAACGATAGACAAAGCGGAGAACGGAAGGGTAAGTCCGTTCGGAGGCGTGGCAGTGACCTGCGCCATTGCAAACGGCGACACCATAACAACGGAAACCGACAGCGAAGGAAAGGTGACGTTCCGCGTACCATACAACAAGAAGTATAAGATTACCGCGGCTCAGAAAGATGGCTACTACGCTTTTCGTGGTGTGTACGAGAAGAACAATGTGGCAGACATTGAAGAATACAATATTTACTTCCATTATTACCCCGTTACGTCAGGCGTGTTTATTCTTGACGCTACAGGCGCACAATATACGGCAGACGAATGGCAGGCGGCTGGCAAGACCGCGGAAGAGGCAGTTCTCATAAAACTCGTGACACAAAACCTCGCTAATGGCAACAACTGTTTCGGTTTCTCGCCCGCAGCCTTGCAGGCTGGCTATCCAAATAAGCAGTGGTGTACACAGAATACGCAGTTTAACAACATTCCTCTAAACGGCAACAATGTAAAAGATGCACTGTACTACGATGGCGTAAAACAGTCAAAACTTGTGCGCGAAGAAGCGGAAGAGCGTGGATTGTCTATACCTCTGTTCACTTACGCCTATGAGCAGACGGTGGATTTGGCGGATGTTCAGCTACATGGCTTTATTTTGACGATTGGACAGATGACGGAAGTGAATGTGAATAAAACTCTTGTGGACGAGGTGGTAAAGATGTTGCATGGCAGTAATGCAAAATTATTCAGTTCGCTGTTTGCTCAGAATAAATGGACATCAATGCAGAACTTTGCCACGAGTGCTTGGGTCTTTAGTTCCAGTCCGTTCAGCGGCGGCAAGTCGAGCAGCTTCGTGGCTCTGCCGGTCTTCGCTTGTTAATCTCTTTTTTTCTTTATCTCTCCGCGAGCAGCGGAAAATTAACAATAAACACAAACAAAGAATATGAAGAAAACTATTGGTTTTGTCCGCACGTTCATCCCTGCGGATTTGTTTAAAAAGGAATCTGCGTTGGGAGGTTTGACAATCTATCACCTCGACGAGCAGTTGAATGTCGAGATGAGCGCATACGAGTGTTGGGAGTGTTCGGTACGGAGTGGCGAATACACGCAGGACGAGGTTATGGCTGCGTTCGAGGAGTTTAAGGCAAAGCTTGCAGCATCAGAGCTTGCGACAGCGAAGGAACAGAAAATAGCGGAGATAGATGCCTACGACACGTCAGACGCAGTGAATAGCTTCTTGGTGGACGGCACTAAAATGTGGCTCGACAAGGCTACACGTGTCGGTCTTATGAACTCCACTACTATCGCTCAAAGCTCCGGATTGGGAAAGGTCACATTGTGGTTTGGTGACACACAACTGATACTCACCTGCGACAAGGCGATAAGCCTACTCTCAGCCATTGAGATGTACGCTGTCCAGTGCTTTGACACTACGGCAAGACATAAAGCAGCAATAGGCAATCTGACAACCATTGAGGAGGTAGAGAAGTATGACATCACAGCAGGCTACCCCGAGACATTGGAGATAACAACATTCGATTAACAACAAAATTCAAATAGCATGGAAATAAAAGTAAGACGAATAGCAAGAAAGGAGACATATACCATCGGCAAGATGTATATAGATGGCGAGTATGTCTGCGACACTCTTGAAGACAAGGATAGAGGACTGACATCTAACATGTCGGTGGCGCAGATATGCGGAGTGAAGATTAAGGGCGAAACCGCCATACCGACGGGCAGATACCTCGTCGATATGAAGACGGTGTCGCCAAGGTTCGGAGGTCGGGCGCAGTATAAGTTCTGCAAAGGCAGACTGCCGCGACTGTGCAATACGCCCGGCTACCAAGGTGTGCTGATACACTGTGGCAACACGGCGAAGGACACGGAGGGCTGCATCCTTGTCGGCGAGAATAAGGAGAGGGGCAAGGTGCTAAACTCAACGGCGACGTTCCGTAAGCTCTACCCTATCCTGAAAGCTGCTGACGAGAGCGGAGAACAGATTTGGATAACTATTGAATAACACAAAAACACAATATAAATAAGAAATGGCAGGAAACATCACTACAAGTACTGGCAAGGCTTTCGTGGTCGGCACCATGAGCACGGAAGCACTTACCGCATTGTTCGATTTACGCTGGATGCTCGTTCTTATTGTCGTTCTCATCGTCGCCGATTTTTGGTTTGGTGTGTCGGAGAGCCTAAAAAAGCATGAGCACTTCCGTTTTTCGAGAGCAGGCAGAAGAACGTGCAACAAGGCGGTGGACTACGTTACATATCTCATACTCGGCTCGGTGCTCGGCTTGGCTATCTTCGAACCGCTCGGTTGGGCGAACCACGTAACAACAGCGGCTATTGGTTTGGGCTTCGGGTGCATCTGGGAGATTGACAGCATCGTAGGACACGTATGCGCATTGCACGGCATCAAAAACACGTTCTCTATCAAGCGGTTTATTATTTCGCTTATTAAGAGCAAGAATAAAGACATCGGCGAAGCGGTGGAGGATGCAGTGGATAACAATAAAAATTAACGAATATGGATATAAGAGAAATTCTGATGCTACTGAACTGCATCATCTTGGGAGCGACAACGCTCTTTATTTTCTACAAGGCAGACAAGCTCGGTGTAGTCGATGAAGGCTACGACGAGGATAAGCGAAACCGACAAGGCGCAATCGGTTGGTTTGTGGCTTCGGTGTTCGTAGGCGTTCTTGCGCTGCCCGTAATGGTGCTGCGTGAGGTTTATCAATGGAAGCGTTATAAGCTACCGAGTATCGAGTGGGATGATATTTGTCGCTACGGCTTTACTATCATCGTCGGCTCGATGCTGCATCTGCTCCTGCTTGTGGTAACGAGTTGCACAACTCCGAAACACGTT